CTATGACCGGTCCAGGCGGGCGTCAGTCTCCAGACGACGCTTACAGATTCTACTCACAAACATTAAATAAGATTAGAAACCCGGAAAAAGCAGGAATACGCCCTCGACGACAATCGCCAAGCTTGGAATATCGTATAATGAATTTCTGGGAAAATAGAGCGCCTGACGGATTGCCAACTGCTGACCGAAACGGTAATACTAATGATGGGGCTCGTAAATCACAACATCGTGCTGACATTAAGGCGCTGCCTCCCGAAAAAACTCAAGAGCTACTAGCTAAGCGCCGCTTCTGGCAAATACTAACTGATAACTTTGTTGATAACCCTCATAAAGATACGTTTATTAAAACCACTAAAGAAGGTATGCGTCTTATTGATACGAAATTTGAAAAAGGTGAAATTAAAGCGTTAGACAACGCAAGAAGAGCAATAGAATACTTAGATAAATTAAAGGACCAATTCTATGGATAACCTAAACGCAGTAGCAGAACAACTGTTTAACAAACTTAGAGGACAGTTCCCGTCTATTACTATCGGCGATGAAAATGCCACTACAACTAATGTTCCAACTGACGCTCGTTTTTATGACTTTGCGTATGCTCAGGGAAATAATAGTTTAGGGCAAGTTAGCTGCTCACTTGATGATGAAAAAATTACAGTAATGTATAGCGACAACCTAGTAGGTGATCAAGACGATCATGTTAGAAAAGATTGGTACGACTTTCTAAAAGATTTACGTCAGTTTGCTAGATCTAGAATGCTTGGGTTTGATGTGCGTAACATTAATAAAACTAATAATACACGTCGTGACTATAAAACACTAGCAGCAAACAAACTACCTGAGGCAATTAATTTAGAAAATTATATCAAGAATCTATAATTTTTTTATTGACAGACTAAGTAATATTGTGTAGTATATAAACTGTGCTACACACTAAAGGCACACACAAAACATATTAAAAGGCAATTGAAAGGCACTTATTATGACATCTCTAGCAGAAATCCGTGCGAAGCTCGCACAACAAGACAACAACTCCGGCGGCAGCAGAGGCCCGAGTGGTCCAAACCCGATTTATCCATTCTGGAATATTCAAGAAGGACAAAACGCAACGTTCCGTTTCCTTCCTGACAGTGACCCTAATAACACTTTCTTCTGGAAAGAACGTTTGATGATCAAACTTCCGTTCGCAGGAATTAAAGGGCAAACTGATAGCAAGCCTTTGATTGTACAAGTACCATGTATGGAAATGTATGGTGAATCTTGTCCAGTTCTGTCAGAGGTACGTGGATGGTTTAAAGACGCAAGTCTCGAAGACATGGGCCGCAAGTACTGGAAAAAGAAGTCTTACATTTTCCAAGGATTTGTAACTGAAAACCCACTAACTGATGACGAAGCTCCAGAAAACCCAATACGTCGATTTATCATTGGTCCACAGATCTTCCAGATTATTAAGCAGGCTCTTATGGATCCTGATATGGAAGAGCTACCGACTGATTATACTCAGGGCATTGACTTCCGTCTTAATAAGACCAAGAAAGGTGAGTACGCAGACTACTCAACTTCTTCTTGGGCACGTCGTGAACGTCCACTAAGTGATGTGGAAATGCAAGCTGTTAATACTCATGGCTTGTTTAATCTTAATGACTTCTTGCCAGCTAAGCCAGACGAAATTGCGGTAAAGGTTCTTACTGAAATGTTTGAAGCTTCCGTAGACGGCGAAGCATATGATGCTGAAGCTTGGGGGTCTTACTTTAAGGCTCCAGGAGTAGCAACTGGTGATCCAGTAAAATCAGCAGCGCCTGCTCCGACACCTGCTCCGACACCTGCTCCAGTAGCAGCACCAGTAGCCGAAGCAGCAAGTGATGTACCGTTTGATGTAGACCCTGCTCCGGCAGCAGCGCCTGCTCCAGCAGCTGATGCTTCTGCTAACTCAGCAGACATTTTGGCAATGATCCGTCAACGCCAACAAGGCTAACAAACTATAGTAGAGCCGAGGCGTTCGGCTCTACTTTTCATTACATTAGGAATAACTCATGACGACGAAGGCTTTTGATCCCTCAAAATTTAGAAAAAGTTTAACTAAATCTATTACAGGTATGAGTTCTGGTTTTAACGATCCTAAGGATTGGATTTCAACCGGTAACTATGCCCTTAACTATCTACTAAGCGGTGACTTTTACAAAGGCATTCCGCTAGGTAAAGTATCAGTATTTGCTGGTGAATCCGGCGCTGGTAAATCTTATATTGTGTCAGGCAACATTGTAAAGTCTGCGCAAGAAAACGGAATCTTTGTAGTACTCATTGATTCTGAGAACGCACTTGACGAGTCTTGGTTAAAAGCGCTTGGTGTTGATACAGGCGATGATAAGATTCTAAAACTTAATATGGCAATGATCGACGATGTTGCTAAAACTATTGCGACCTTTATGGCAGACTACAAAGTAATGCCAGATGAAGATCGCCCAAAGGTTCTTTTTGTAGTTGACTCGCTTGGCATGCTTATGTCCCCAACTGAGCTCAACCAGTTCGAAGCAGGTGACATGAAAGGCGACATGGGTCGTAAAGCAAAAGCACTTAAAGCTCTTGTAACAAACTGTGTTAATATGTTTGGCTCTTACAATGTAGGCATGGTAGTAACTAACCACACTTACGCATCGCAAGACATGTTTGATCCAGATGATAAGATCTCAGGCGGTAGTGGATTTGTATACGCATCCTCAATGGTTGTTGCTATGAAGAAGCTAAAATTAAAAGAAGATGCCGACGGTAATAAAACATCGCAAGTACACGGTATTCGAGCTGCTTGTAAAGTTATGAAGACACGTTACGCTAAGCCGTTCGAAGCAGTACAAGTTAAGATTCCGTACGAGTCTGGAATGGATCCGTATAGTGGTTTGTTTGACATGTTCGAAGCAAAAGGTCTTGTAAAGAAGCAAGGCAATCGTTACTTGTATGTCGACCGTGATGGAAATGAAATCTTAGAGTATCGTAAAAATTGGACCGGTGAATTTCTTGATCGAGTAATGTCAGAGTTTCTTTTGAATGAGCAGGACAGTATAAATACCGTTGAAGATTTATCAGTTGACGAGGCTATCGAAGCCGAAGTTGTTGAAACAGAGTAAGGGGAATATCTGTGGACGAGAATCAAGTTACAGATACTTGGGGTGTTTTTAAAGAATACCTCGATAAGAAAAGCATAACCGACGTAGCTGAACGCTACGTCGACTTGCTTGTAGACTACGGTGTTTCTGATGAAACACTCAAGGACTGCTTAGGTCACGACGAACTTCTAGACAGCGCTATTGAATATTATTTAGACGAAGAAGTTGAAGAAGAAGTAACAGAGGATTGGAACTAAGGGTGCTTGAATTGACCATTGTTAGCTTAGTGCTACTAGTCCTTTTTGTAGTAGTACTCGGTAAAGCAGTAGCTAAGACATTTATGAGACAACCGATTGTTTCTGTTCTACTGTTAATTTTTCTATTACCAATCTGGATGATTTGGGTAATTGTAGAAATCTTTACAGGTGATATTAAGTAATGGGGTGGTATAGTGAGATATCTCGAAACTTAACTAAGATTCCAGATGCTGTAGCATTCTACAATGACGAGTTAGATAAAGCTAGGGCAGAAGTAAAACTATATGGTAATATAGAAAAAGCTTCTGCCGCTATGCCCGGTATTGTTGAGTATCGTTTTAATCAGCTACAAGAGCTTGAGGCTATTCTTAACTACTTAAATATAGAGCTACGTAAATTACGTAGTAAATTTTTTAAGAAGTATTTAGAAAACTATCAACGAGCGTTGAGTAGTCGCGATGTAGAAAAATACGTCGACGGCGAAGCTGATGTAGTTGACTATGAAAAGCTTGTAAATGAATTTGCGCTTATTCGTAATAACTGGCTAGGCATTTTAAAAGGCCTTGATCAAAAGCAATGGCAGATAACTAACATTGTAAAACTTAGAGTAGCTGGGATGGAAGACGCAACGGTATAGTGTATAATAAAGAAATAATTAAACAAAACATTATACACTGGCCTGAGTTAAATATAAATTACTGGGGTATCAATAAAAATGCCACATCTACAATTACACTACATCTCGGGCAGCTAGTTGGCGATATTTCTAAGCCTTCTCAAGAAGAAGTATTGCAAGGCGTAGCTTGGAAGACAGCTAATAAAAATAGATACATATCATCTGAACAAGCATTAAGTAACGGGTGTAAAAATTTCTGCGTGATCAGAAATCCATATAATAGATTCGTGTCGTGTTATAATCATCTTGCTTACCCGCAGCATGATATTCAAAAAATTACACAAGCAAAGACTAGGTTTGATGTCACGTGGACGCCCGATGACTTTATGGAACATATTGCTAAAACATTCAAAACAGGAAAAAAGATAAACAAGCATTGGCGGCAGCAAATAGATTTTATTCGAGATCTTTCTAATTTTACAATAGTAATTAGGATGGAAGATTTTAATAACTCTTGGCAAGCGCAATTAGATTATCCTGCTCCAAAAATTATCTCCAACCAGTCCTCGAACACTATTCTACAGTTCGATCGTCAGCGACTGTATGAAATATATCAGAATGATTTCCTGGCGCTGGGGTATGATGTTAAATAGTATATTAAAATATTGATAGGTAAGAAATGAAAAGAGTATTTGATTATTGGATGCCCGACACAGACGACCATTTTGAAAGACTGATTACAAAACGTGTTAACAATGGCGGACCGCCAGAGTATCAGGACGATGTAAGAGACGAAGCATATAAGTATGTAACTGATTTCGATGTAGTAGTAGACGCAGGCGCTAATGTAGGACTATGGGCAAAGCCACTAGCAAAAAAGTTCAACAAAGTAATTGCTTACGAGCCGCTAGAACAAGTATACTCTTGCTTAGAAAAAAATGTAGCAGGGTTACCAGTTGAAATTCACAAGTACGCTGTGGGCAACGATAACACTGTAGTAGAAATGGTGTACGATAGTTCGAATACAGGCGGAAGCTTTGTTAGCGCTGTTGGGTCTGGTAGTATTCAAATTAAACGTATAGACGACTTAGCACTGCCTAAGTTTGGGTTATTCAAAATAGATTGCGAACGACACGAACTTGAAGTTCTTAAAGGCGCAACGGAAACTATTCTAAAATATAAGCCTATTATCGTATGCGAACAACAGGCAGACACTAACAACTGCGCTGGCGATTATCTTAGATCGTTAGGAGCAATAGAACTTACAAATGTAAGAAAAGATTACATTTTCGGCTGGAACTAATATGGAAGACATGACCCCATTTAAGATTTTTATCGGCTGGGACAGCCGTGAAGATATTGCCTATCAAGTGGCAAAGAAAAGCATCGAAGATCGTGCTTCTATACCAGTAGAAGTTATTCCGTTGAAACAGCACGAATTAAGAAACATGGGCCTGTATACCCGTCCTAAAGATAAGCTAGCAAGTACTGAATTTACTTTTACAAGATACTTAGTGCCTTACCTTGCTGATTACAAAGGCTGGGCACTGTTTATCGACTGCGACTTTTTGTTCTTAGACGATGTAGCAAAACTAGTAGAGCAGATTGACGATACATATGCTATCATGTGTGCACATCACAAGTACACTCCTAAGCCAGGCCACAAGATGGACGGAAAACTTCAGACTATATATCCAAAGAAAAATTGGTCAAGCATGATGCTAATTAACTGCGAGCATCCGAAAAATATAAATGAACTAGTTTTAGATAATATTAATAATGAAGATCTCACTGGCGCACACTTCCACAGATTTGCTTGGCTACCGGAAACTAGTGTTGGCGCAATAAGCCACGAGTGGAACTGGCTAGTTGGATGGTATAACGAGCCAGACGACGGAGCACCAAAAGCACTTCACTACACAGAAGGCGGGCCATGGTTTGATAACTACAAGGATTGCCAATACGCAGCCGAATGGAATAAAGTAGCTGTTGACTTTTATAAAAACGAACTTGACCAAAGAAACAGCTATATACGAGACCTTAAGGCTCGGGCCGTGTCAATATCCGATATTGATTATTCTGATGATATTAAAGCACAAGTAACTGATTTTACAAGCAGCTTAGTTGACCCAGAACATGCATTTTTTAAAAAAAAAGTAAATGAAGATATGAAAAAGAAAAGTAAAGTTGCTGCTATTAACACTAGTGAAATTAATTTAGATCACAAGGGAATACCGTTAGAATACGACGGTATATTATCTTCGCTGGCCTACGG